TTTGCAATGTCTTTTTTAAAGGTTCGCTCATTTGTTTCTACCTACCCTACTAAACTCATCTGTCCGTTGCGGGCTTTGATTTCTAGCTTTGTATTTGCTGATGGCTCCCAACTATCCCAATAGTCGAAAGCTTTTTCCTCGTCCTTGCGCTTCAATAAGTCATAGCGAGGGATCCGGAAGTAGTCCTTGAAGTCTTTAGCAGCCTGTGAAAATACGGATTGTGCGAAATGTCGGTCACGGTAGGCCTGGCTGTCTTTACCACCTAGCAATGCCACGACTTTTTTCTTACGCATTTTTTCCAATGCTAGACAGACCGAAGGGTTGACCGGTTGCTCATTCTTCAGATAATCGACATCAGCTGATAAGATGGACTGGCCTTCTTTCAGTTTTTTTAATTCCTGGAGCGCATGGATCATTGCGTCTTCTACCACTAACTCGGTAGGTTGGATTGTCACTTCATTCATTATTCAAATTCTCCTTCTAAAATGTTGCTTTCTTTGCGGATATCGTTCAGGTCGTTGAAAAAACGAAGCCCTCGACTGATAAAACTATCAAATTCATTTCGGATGATTCCGTCTGCTTTGAGGACTTTCTCCTCGTCTGCGTAGATTAGACCACCCATACTTGCCAAGAAATCATTTCCCTTTTGAAGTAGGCTAGTGATGTTCTTGTAAGCTGAGATTTGCTTCTGTACGCTGTTGAGTTGCCCTTGCGATTCTTCAATCGCTCGAGTCAATTCATCATACTGAGCAGATTTCTTATCGACCTCTTCACGCTGAGCCAGTGTGTCAGCGAGTTGCTTTTCGATGAATTCGGAGCGTTCTTCCATCGCCTTAACGGTTTTGGAAAGTTCCTTATTCTTTTCTAGCAACTGCTTGTTTAGGTCCTGTGTGGCTTTGTAATCGTCTGGGACGACTTCCTTGATGGTTTCCTTGACTTCGGTCTTGGAAGACTTGATTTTCTCGTTCTCGTTCCTTAGAAGTTTGTTTTCTTGTTGGCTTAGTTGAAGTTTCCTCTTAACTTCCTGCAGCTCTCGTACTGTCGGAGTTTCACCGTCTTCAATGCGTTTGATTTGCTCCTCTTTCTCTTCTTCTGGAAGAGTTGCTATGAGATAGAGTGCTGATGATCCTAAATCTGACAACGTTGTCACATTTGGTAGCTGTTTGGCAACTGTCATCATTCTGTTTGCTTCCCGGTAATGGATACCGATTTTATCAAGCCATCCTCCGAATTCTCCATGTGTAAGATTATTTTCCTTCACATGGTTCAATCGTCTGCCGATTTCCCAAATGGACTGGCCGGCTATATGCTTGTGATGGCTGATTTCAAGTTCTATCTGAGATAGATTATTTGATAAAGTAATTTCGTTCATGTTTCTCCTTTGAGTTAACTAACGATTATCAAGGCGGCCTCTCATTGCATAAAAACCCTCAGAACATTCCGTAGATACTATTTGGTTAGTATTGATCATTGTCGGACCTATATGCAAAAAAATACTTTTAGGATCCTTGATGAATTTTAATAATTCATCTATTCGTTCTTTAGGGTTACTGATTTGGATTACATTTCCATTTGATAGATTTATTGTTAGTTTAACTAATCTATCGAGGGCTACTGAATCTTTACCATCTTTATCAACATATATTGTCATGTTGTTCGTTCCTCCTACTCTCCTAAATCGACCCAAGTCTCGTCGATACCTAAGACATCACAGACTCGGTTTTTGAGTCTGTCACTGCCCTTCCCATATTTCAGTAGTTCTGAAATAGTAGGTTTCTTCACTCCGCAAGCACGAGCGAGATGCGTCTGTGTCATTCCTTCTGAACTCAATTTTTCTTTGACCAATTGAATCCATTTTTGATGTTGTTGGCTCATTCCTGACCTCCTTTTTAAAAATTTATCTAAAAAGTTAGCGAATTTATTGACAACTCTAGTCAAATGTTTTAAAATGAAAACATAGAGAAAAGACCTACTAAAAGTAAGGTTTACCTATATAAAACAGACGCCAATCAGTTTACTAGGCTTTATTTTTTAGTTGTCTTATTCGCTAACTCTTTAGCTTACGATTATTATTTTAAAACATTTGACTAAATATGTCAACTATTTTCTACAAATATTTTAAAATTTTTTTCGTTTGCTTAGAAAGGTTCTAAAAAAATGTTCGTAGCATTCGATAAAATAAAGGAATTAGCTGATAAACAGGGGATTTCTATAAATATTTTGGAAGAAAAACTTGGTTATGGAACTAACACTTTGTATCGATTAAAAAGAAGCAATCCGAGTTCAAAAGTTTTAAAAGAAATAGCTGATTACTTTAATGTAAGCGCAGACTATTTACTTGGTCGCACGGATAATCCTACTATTGCTGGTGATTCAAAAGAGTATACCTGGCAAGGGAAGCCTCTCAATGTTGAAGAAATGGCATCTAATGTTATGATGTTCGGTGGTCGAGAATTAACAGACGAAAAGAAGAAAATCATACAGTCCATTATTGAAGGTTATCTAAAAGAAGCTGGCGATTAGAGGTACTGATTAGTGACCGAAAAAGAAATTATAAGCCATTATCAAGTTCGTATTATCGATTTTGATGGAGATTTAATGCCGGATGAAGTCGGATTTTATGAACAAGAAACTAATACAGCTTTCCTATCGAGTAAACTCAACAAAAAAGAGAGAGTTAAGGTACTATTGCATGAACTGGGACACAAGGACCACACACGTTCAGAGTACCAGAACGCTCGCCTACGATGTGAAAATGAAGCTGATAGGAATATGATTCATCATCTTGTAAAAGATGCACTAGATAACCTAGAAGACCCTAGAGAGTTTGATTACCTAAAATTTATGTCTTACTATAATCTGAGAACTATAACAAATGAAATTATGGTTCAAGAGGAATACTTAGCATTAGTCGAATAAAAGGAGACTCATATGTCTTGCTCATACGTTGCTTTAGATATTGAAACTGCTAATGATTTTAGAGGAAGTATCTGTTCAATCGGTTTGGTAAAATTTCAAGATGGGAATATTATTGATACTTTTTATACTTTAATCAATCCAGAAGAAGAATTTGATGATTTCAATATTTTCATCCATGGCATTACACCTGAAGATGTTCGTGATTCACCTACATTCCCAGAGGTGAGAAAGGCGATTGTTGATTTTATTGGTTCTGATATTGTTGTATGTCATTTTGCCCAATTTGATATGGGAGCCTTGAATGATGTTTACAATAAATATCAGTTGGATTATGACGATATAAAATATATTTGTTCGTATAGACTTGCAAAAGTTGCTATGCCTGGACAATTAAATTATAAGTTAAAAAATCTTTCGAAAACATTGAATATTCAATTAGACCATCATAATGCTTTGTCTGATGCGAAAGCTAGTGGTTTAATTCTAGATCACCTATTATCATCTAACTCATTCTCTGACCTCAAAGACTTTTTAAAAGAGTATCGTTATGATAAGACCGGTTTGCTTGGCCAACGTGGTTTTAATCGTAAAAAAGATCCTAGATATAAAGATAATCTTATCTATACTCCTACAGAAGATGAGAAGGCTGCAATGGATCCAGACCACTACTTCTACGGATTATACTTTTGCTTTACTGGAAAATTAGAAAGGATGACCAGAAAAGAAGCCAATAAGGCGGTAGCACTTGTCGGTGGAGTCCCAGAAAAAGGTGTAACTAATCATACAAATATTCTAGTTGTTGGTGAACAAGATTGGCGTGTGGTCGGTTTAGACGGTCTAAGTAGTAAAATGAAGAAAGCACAATCATTACTTGAAAAAGGACATGATATTGAGATCATGACCGAAAATGATTTTATAAAGTTACTTAAATAAAAACCATCGCTAACTAAACGATGGTAATAGATGAATATAAGTCTTTAATCAATTGAAAAAGGGGAATTATTATGGGATTTGATGAAAATTTTAAGCGATGAAATCAAAACACGCTAACTTATTTGACAAAATGATATATATTTGATAATATATAGTTACTAACCTAGGAGAAATCCTAGTGCAAATAATCTGGTTGGCACAAGCTGCCACGCAGAAACGGTAACTATAAATTTAGTTACCG